CTAGTAAGCTGGAATCCAGCTGATCCCGTCTAACGGGACTTCGGTATTCACTGCGTTCCGGCCAGTGTAGATACCAGTATCTGGCTTGATCTGTAGGGTCATAGGTGTGGCTGCGGTCCCATTGAGCCCTATCAGACCCACCGTGACTGTGGAGCTCGGCGCATATTCGGGCGGCACGCTGCTTATCAGCGAGTCAAATGCCGTTGCCCCGCCACCGATAACCCCAGCGAGGTGCACCCTACCATCATCTGTACGATAGAAGGTGAAAGGCTGACGCCCCGCCACGCTGGCCCACCCGTTGAGTAGAGAGGGCGTTTCGTAGTTAATATATATACCGGTTGAGAGATTTCCGCGGTTGGCATAAGACCCCAAACCAAACTGGACCATTACATCCGCCACTGTGAGCGTTGACGAGTTGTTGCGGAAGAGATTGCCGTAGCTTGGGGAGGCTATATTTGCCACAACAGCCTTGCCCCCGATCAGTCCTAGCGCGGACAAGTCGGCCGCCGCGAGATCAGGCGGCAGTATAAACTCATTGAAGCGCCAGGTGGTGTTGGGGGAGGGAGAGCGCGTCAGATTCGAGAGCGCGCCGGAAGAAAAGATAAGTTTGTTGCTTTTCCAGAGGACATTACGCCAAGGAGTTGCACCTTCAGAGAGGATGAACAGCACCGCTGCAGTTGATCCGCCGTCAATAACGCTATCTGATACGGTAACGTTTCGCAGGTCAAGCGCCCCTTCCCAGGCTACTCCGTGAGTAGTGCTTGCCCCCGCCACGCTGGTGTAATTTGAGATTGTGGCATTGTAGACCCGATCCCGAAAATCAGGGAAATTGAATACGTTGTTACGTGCTGTGCAACCGGCAATCACCAAACCGTCAGTTTTGTACGCCTGTACGGTGTACTGGTTGCCTTCAAAGTGCACTCCAACAATACGGATGTCCTCGGAGAATGCTGCCAGGTTGGTTTCAATGTCAATCCCGGCTTTGGGCGTAGTCCCGTTGGCATTGGAATACCGTCCTCCAATGACGCTGATCTTTTTGCCCCCGGTGATACTCATCCCCTGCCTACGGTTGTTGTCGGCGAAACAGTTGGTAGCAGTTACATCCTGAGAACCGGAGCCGCCAGCCATCGCCCCAATCACAAAGCCGTCGCCCCACATGTCTACCGAGGAGACATCTTCGAGGCTGCACTTCAAGACATCACGGAAGAACACACCGTGGCCCCATTCGCCGGTTGTCCCGATATGGCCGGCACGATCACCAATTAACCGGAAGCCCTTGATATGGACGTTTTTTGACTTGAAGGAAGCAAGTATGGCGTAATTTGGAAAATCGGTAGCCTTTGCTCTGAGAACTGCGCCGTAGCCTTCGAGGGTAACGTTTTGGGGGATTGCCACGCCTACGGGCTCGGGTTGGGCCGACGTTGAATCATCCCAAACGCCGTCGTTGTACGGGACTGTCCCCTGCGCAGCAATGTAGTAAGTACCCGGAGGCACGATAACTTTGATGTCGTGGTTGACCGGGTCGACGTTTGACTGCACCGCCCTGTTCATTGCCACGGTGTTCGCCGTGGCGCTAGCTTCTAAATTATCGGCAACCATCCCCCACCAGTAGGGGTTGATCGGCGGCGACCCTGGGCCAAACTTCACTATGCTGGAGGATGAGAATGCACGATAATTCCCCGCTTCGAACGACCCATACAGTTTCAGTGTCTTACCTGTGGCAACGGTTATCAAACCGTCCCTGGTCACCTTTAAAAATCTGTCAGTGGTCTTGGTATTTATGGTCATAGGCTTGGAAACTATGACAGGGCGCCCGGCAGTAAGAGGCGACGCTAGTGCAGTGGACAGGTTTTTAAATCCACTCGCATCAATCCCCCAGGGGCCACTGGTGTTGGTGGGGGCTGCAAGCGCCGGCAGCGCGCTCATCATCAGTAGCAACAGTACAAATAATTTTTTTTTCATCACTATCCCCTATGAATGTATTAAATTGTCTGCCAGTTGGTGCCGTCTTTTGCTAAATCGCAGCGATCACCGGGCAGAAGTTGAAGTACGGAGTCGCCATCAATGGTCTTGCCGTCGGCCGCATCGATCAATGCCCCGCCTTGCCCGATGTTCTTGATTTTGTAGCGCTTCAGATCCACGACAGAACCGTAGACCGGCAGGTGATACGTCACTGAGGTGCCTTCTGCTGGATTGACAAAGAGCACCCCGTGCGCATTGCTCAAGGTGATTTCCACGTCTGAAGTTAATATGTCTCCCCCCAAACCTATTGCGATCTCCTGGATGGCATTGAGCCAAGCGGCCGTAACCTTTGTTCCCTTCTGCCCCGCTGAAGGATTGCCTTCGTGAAAAAGCCCGTCAATGCTAGCTATGAGCTCCATATTCCCTCCTCTATACTTCTAAAAATTCAACAAAAGTGTCGGCTGGCTTCAGGTCGTTGAATAGGTTCTGCAAGACTGTAAAATAGCTGTAACTCAAGCACTCGCCCGTCTCGGACTCGCCGGCGCGAAAGTAGTAGCCGTTGTCTGCCTCGCTGTACCAGACGCGCCAGCACCAGTCGGAGTCGTCGTCTCCCAGTTCGTCTCCGGCATAGCCCCAGCCGGCCATAATCGAGTGCAGCTCTTCGATAACGATGTCGTAGCCAAGTGCTGCGGCCAGACCGACAAAGTAGGCGGGGTCAAGTCGGCCCTGCTCCCGCATCTTCTGGATGATACGGTTCCGGCGCAGCTGCAGGGGATCATCCTGTCCCGGTGCCAAGCCGTAGATGCGCTCCCAGTCGGCGAGGGTTTCATAGGCACCGCTTGGGAACAGCTCGGACAGCAGCTGCTCGGAGTTTGTCGCGACCAGATCGAGGGCAAGGCCCTCGACTGCAAGGTCGGCGTCGAAGTGGCCGTCAAGCCGCAACGGGATCAGCAATTTCAGGGCTTCGCTATGGAGCACTGATTTCTCCCGGTCGAATCATCTGGGTTGTGGTCGGCACCACGTTGGTGGCCGGCAGGAGGACTGTCGCATCGTCGGCTCCGTTGATCAGAGCGATGTTCACCAACTGGCTCCGGTACAGGGTTTGCCCTGGGATGAACCCCTCCAGGTAGGCGGCGGCATCTGCGATGATCTGCGGCTTGTTGGCGTTCGGCCCGATGGTGTTAATCGTGACATCCTGGGTAAGTATGGTCGGTGGCAGCACTCTGGTGTATTTGGCGGTTATCGGGCGGCGATCCTCGATGTAGCTCTTCACTTCATCGAGCAGATCTTGGTCCGGAATGTCCGAGCCTGTGGTTGTTTTGTCGGCGACGATCACCACGTCGACACTCCCTACCCCTTGCCCCAGGGGGATGCAGTAGGCGGCCGTCACGTTGGTAACTTCCAGCGCCCACTTCACGTAGTCGTATTTGTTGCCGCCTGCAGGCGGACGGCGCAGATAGTCGAGCAGCCGAGAGAGTAGTGCTGCAGGGGTTTCCCCGGCCTTGCGGGTGACGCCGCGCAGCCAAGCATGATGCTCAAGGGCCTCAATGTCGCCGGTGTCCGGGAAGGCTTGATCGGCAATCCACTGCAGGTGCTCGTGCAGGCCCCAGATGGCTGAAGCCTGAGCGGCCGCCCTGATAAAGATCAGAGACCCCTTGGAGGTGTCGGCCTCGGGGAACTGGTTCCGATAGTCAGCCAGAATCGCGTTTAACAGTTCGTCAAAGGTTTTTTGAAAGCGCATTAAACCACCTCTTTAAATGTCTCAAAGGTCACCCGCGTGCCGTCGGCTTGGGTGGCCTCCACCACTATCTTCAATCGGTTCAGGTCCTGTCTGCGGTCCCTCTCGGTGGTGACCTCTATCGATGTAGCGCGGCCGCTGTCGATGATCCACTGCAGCGCCTCTTTGCAGTCCTCGCGGATAAGGCGGGCGGTGCTCTCGGTGTTCTTCATGCGGCCGCGATTACGCAGGCCGAAGTTCGGGTCAAACCACCAGTGCTCTTTTTTAATGGCAAGGCTCAGGTAGATGTTGTTGAAGATGCCGATGGCCTTGTCAAAGGTCTGCTCGGCTTGGTTATTATTGATAGCAATAGCGAAGTCCATTTATCCCTCATATGCTTTGCCAGTTCGTGCCGTCTTTAGCTAATTTGCAGCGGTCACCGGGCAATAATTCCATCGTTGAAAGGCCGTCGATAGTTTTCCCGTCCACCGTGTTAACTATTGCTCCCCCTTGTCCGATATTTTTTATGTTGTAGCGAACCGTTGGTGACACGCCTGCATAGGTTGGGAGTGAATAAATTACGGTCCCCCCTTCACTAGGGTTTAGGAAAATCACATTTTCGTCACTCAATGGGATCTTAGTTGGATCAGCCACGGTAATGTTGGCGCTACCGTCGAAGCTCACCCCGTTGATCGTTCTCGCCGTCTGCAGTTTTGTCGCGGTGGCCGCGTTTCCGGTTGTGCTCTGGTTCAAGGTCGGGAAGTCGACGGCCCCTGCGGTACTCAGGGCACCGGCGGTATTTTTCAATATGCCCGTGGTGAGCCCCGTCAGTTGCGACAGCTTCACCTGCTGGTCATTGGTCACGTTGCCGAGGCCGACAGCAGCTGAATTCAACGTCTGCCAAGTTTTGTCTCCCCTCCTGTATTGCGCCGTCGTCCCGGCGGCGATGATCGGTTCCTTAGTGGCATCGGCGACCGTAATGTTGGCGCTCCCGTCGAAGCTCACCCCGTTGATTGTTCTCGCCGTCTGCAGCTTTGTCGCAGTGGCCGCGTTTCCGGTTGTGCTCTGGTTCAAGGTCGGGAAGTCGGCAGAACCTGCCGTGCTTAGGACACCGGCAGTATTTTTCAATATGCCGGTGGTAAGTCCCGTCAGTTGTGACAGCTTCACCTGTTGGTCGTTGGTCACGTTGCCGAGGCCGACCGCCGGAGGGTTCAACGCCTGCCAAGTCTTGTCCCCCCTCCTGTATTGCGCCGTCGTCCCGGCGGCGATGATCGGTTCCTTAGTGGCATCGGCGACCGTAATGTTGGCGCTCCCGTCGAAGCTCACCCCGTTGATTGTTCTCGCCGTCTGCAGTCTAGTGGCCGTCAATGCGTTCCCGGTCACAGGCCATGGGGCTCCGGCCCAAAGCGGCATCCCCCCCGCTTCACCGACCTGTAAAAGAGTGGAGCGGTTACCGAACGTCCACCTAGCTTTTTCCGTTTCCGTGACGGTCCGGGCGCCGGTGAATGTTTTAAAAAGAGTGATTGGGTCGCCTTCAGCAACCACCTTTTTGCCATTGGCTGTGAATGCCAAAGCTATTGTCTGGGAAACAAAAAATACGACAGCAACTGTCAGCACGGCCCAAAAAAAATAACGAATCATCCTATGCTCCGGTTTCAGTGACGCCGACTGTGGCACCAGCTATAGTCACGGCTCCAGCCGCCTGGATAGCCAGGGCTCCCTCAGAAACAATTGTGGTAACCAATGCACTCCCGAGAACCTGCAAGTCACCGGTGCAGGTTACCTGCGGAGTGTCCAAGGTGACCGAAGTCGGCGCAATGACGGTGACGGTGGGCGAGGTGACGGTTGCGGATGTGGTAGCTCGCACCTCCGCAACCTTAGTGCTGACCGTGACCTGTTCCCCGCCGATGATCTCGATGATGCGGCCGCGCTTCAGGTGGATCTTGTCCCCCTCGTCGGTGTAGAGGGCGACCTCCCCGTTCTCCAGGCTGATGCGGTAGCGGCGGTCGTCGCTGGCTATGGCGATGATGCTGTTGCCCTGCCGGATGAAGATCACCTCGGCGCCTGCCTTTGGGCGGCTAGTGTAGCCGTAGTGCTGGAAGAACTCGCGGTTGTCGATGGTGCCGTCGCCCCACACGGATGCGTTGACGCGCTGAATCAGCCCCTGCAGGACGCTGGTCACCTTGCCCCGGATCATGCCACCACCAGCCCCGGCGGGCCGAGCCGCAGCTCGGTGGTAGTGCCTGCCTGTTTGCTCCGCTTGAACTTGCGGTTGTAGACGAGGTAGATGCCCTCGCGCTCGAGCATTTCGTCTTTCACCTGGGCCAGTTCGTTGATCTTCCAATTGACGCCGTCCTGGCTGTGGCCGGGCGCGGTGTAGGTGAGTTGGAGGCCGTCATGGTGCTGTTTCTCCAGGAGCATGCGGGCGTGCAGCTTCGGGCTCTGGCTGTCGTTGTTCAGCCTGGTGACAAAGGGCTTGTAGAAAGGAAAGCTGTCGTCGGTGACACTGGCGCGCACGTCGGTTTTGCTGGTGTCCATGCCGTCTTCGTCGTGGCCCTGCACCTGGCTGATCACGGTGATCTTGGAGTAGCGCCGGGAGATGTCGTCGACCTGGTCGCCGCTCTCGACGTTGTTGCCAGCGCCGTCCAGTCGGTTGATGATGGTGTAGAGCGGTTTCCCCTTGGCCTTGGGCCTGCCGAAGACGAGGGTGCCATCCGGGAGGCCGAAGAACATTAATCCGCGGCTGGCGGCGTAAATGGAGAGGACCTCGAACACGGTCATGCCGGGCTCGGTCTGGGAGAGCTTCTGCGGCGTGTCCTGGAAGCCGGTCAGGGGGTTGTCGACGGTCTTCTTTTTCCCCTTCAGCTTGCCGACCACGTTCTCCTGATAGATGATCTGCTTGCGATTGATGAAGGGGACGGTGGCCAGCAACAGCTCGGCGAGCTGCTTGACGGTCTTCCCCTGGACCGTGATGAACTTCTCGACGTAGCTGTCGACGACGGTGCCGAGGAGATCCCGCCCTTCCACCACGATGGTGCGCCCCTGTTTGCTCCACCCCTTACGCACTGAATCGATGATGCCGGTCAGCTCCAGCTGGTCGTTCACGTAGAGCTCGCAGCGCATGCCGGCGCTGATCGCCGTGCCGGGGTTGGCCAGTTCCAGGGTGAACTTGTCGGCGGCCTGGTAAAGGTCGGCTTCCACCTCGTAGGAGAGGAAGTTCTCGATGCGCCTGCCGGCTATCTGCAGGGTGACCTTATCTTCCATAGATCTGCACCTCGCCGCTGGTGAAGTTGGGGGCCTTGATGCGGTTGATGCTGGCGATCCGCTCGGCGTAGTTGTAGTTGAGGCCGTAGCGGTGGCAGACCAGGTGCAGCGGCATGGGGTTGTCCAGGACGACGGTGATGATGCGATCGCGCTCCAGCTTGATGGTGTTGATATGGCTCAAGAGGCTTCCGGCCATGGTCTTCAGGCTCTCCATGGAGCGGTTCTGGTCGATGGCTGTCTGCAGCATGGTGCGCAGCTTGGCGAGGGATGTCTCCAGTTCGTTGATGGTGAGGATCGCATCGGTGGCTGCTGTGGTGCGGTAATTACCTTGGGTGTCAAAGCTGGTGGTGGTCTCGCTCTTGCGGACCTGCTGCCGGGCCGATTCGTCGGCCTTGTAGACGCCGGCTATGGTCTGGGCGGCCTGGATGGAAAACCCGGCGTGGAGATGCTTGCCGAAGCCGGCCTTTGACTCCAGGTCGAGCATGGCCTGTTCCAGGTTGCCCAGGAAGCGGCTGGGAGCTCCCTTGATGGAGTCGTTCATGACCACGTAGCGCTCGATGCAGCGGGCGAGGGAACCGATGACGCGGCCGGGCAGGTTGGTGCCGTAGTTGATGGTGGAGATGATGCCGTTGGCCGGGTTGGCGACATCGAGGAGGGTCCCCTCGACGGTGGCCACGAAGGTGTCGACCTTCTTCAGGTAGTTCTTGGCGCGCTGGCTGTAGCCCTGGAACTGGGTGTAGATCCCCTGGGCCGGGTCTACGACCTGTTCCAGGATGCCGACCGACTCGGCGCCCAGCTCGGCCCGGACCTCTGCCGCAAAGGCGTCCATCTGTTCTTCCTGGCTTGCTACGACGGCCTCTTCGACGGCCGCTTCCACATCCTCATACTCGATGTCGGCTGTTGTGCCGCGCAGGTCCTCGACGAAGGTGATGTCGACCTCGGCCGTCATGTCGCGGTCGTCGTGGCGGACGCTGAAGGTCTCGATCATCCCCTTGATGGAGCCGTACTGGGGGTGGACCAGCTCGGAGAGCTCGGTGCTCTTCAGGTGGTTGATGAAGTCCACATGGTCGGCGTAGGTCATGTGGTCGCCATGGTCCCAGAAATAGCAACGGATGCTTACGCTCCGCGCTTTCTGCCCCATGTTTTCCAGCAAGGCCCCGGCCGTCTTGGGGAACTCGTGCCGCACGATGGCGTTCTCGAAGCGATCGTCTAGGGTCTCGATCTCCAGGTCGTAGCCGTCAAGTTGTGCGGGGTAGATGTCTTCGGCCATTACATCCCCCTGGTGCTGGTCAGGGCGTCGAAGAAGTTGCCCCGGTTGCCACCGGTCTTGACGGTGGTGTCCATGCTGTTGACCTTGGTGAAGGCGCGGCCCAGCTCGTCGAAGTGGACGTCGATCTTGATCTCGTTTTTAGGGCCGGCCGAGGCGCGACGGCCGCCGATTCCCATCACCTCGTATTCCTTGCTGCCCCGGCTGAAGGTCTGGCTAGCCCAGTTTTCCTGCGAGGACTCGGAAATCCACTTAGAGATAAAAATGCCTGCTACCGCCGCCCCACCAGCCGCATATCCTGCGGCTGTGGCTTGAGCTGCCAAACTAGCCGCGACTTCCTTACGGGTTTTGCTGGCAGTTTCCTGCAGGGGAGCAGGCAAACCAGGAGCGGAAGTTCCCGGCCAGTTGGTCACAAACACGGGCGTGATGCCGGCGGCGATCTGCAAAGCCTTGCCTTCCGCTACCCCGATAGCCGTAGAGCCACTCATGCTTCCGAGTTTCTTCTTCGCCCAATCGCCGAGTAATTTATTGCTGCCCCGAGCGGCTAAATAGGCAGTGCCTAGGATCGCCGCGGTACCTCCCGCTATCTCCCCACCGGACAATTCCAAGCCGCCTTTCTCTTTCTTATCCAGCATGAAGGAGATCCACGTTGACAGCGTCTCATTCATGGGCTTGATAAAGTCGTCTGCAGCCTCGCGCATGGCGTTCTTCAGACGGCCACTTGCGTCGATCAGATTTCGGGTCGCCTCGCTGAAGTCGCGCTTCAGAGAGCCTCCCGCACCTTCAATCAACCCGGCCATCCTGCCGACCTCGGGCAGGTTGTTGGACTGCAGCAGGGTCTTGATGCCTTTGATGGTGTCGAGGTCAGCTTTACCAAAAGCCGCCTGAACAAAGCTGTCACGCTGAAAGTCGGTCTTCAGCGTGTCGTACTTCTTCTTGATGTCCTTGAGGACTTCGAGCGGATCGCGGCGCTTGCCTGCGCCCGAATAGAACTTGATGCCGGTCCCCTTCTGCGCAGAGGCCATGTAGTTCATGTTGGTGAAGACACGCAAGGTGCTGTCGGCCAGAGTCGCTAGCCGCTCCGGAGCGCGCTCGACCTTCGAGAGTGCCTCGATGAAGCCGAGGGTCTTGTCGAAGCTCATGCCGGCCGACTGGGCGTTTACTCCAACCCGGGCAAAGATCTGCGATAGGTTCTCAAGCTCGGCATTGCCGAGTCGGCCGGCCACGGTCATCTTGTCCAGGAGTTCCAGGGCCTGCCCCGGTTTGGCCAGGTCGAACTGAAAGGCCTCAGCCGCCACCGTGAGGCCGGCGGAAAGGGTTTCAGCCTTTGCACCGGTAACTGCCATGGCGATATTGACGCCGTCCAGGGTGTTCTTTGCTTCGCCCATGTTCAGACCGGACTGCACCAGGGCGTTAAAGCCGTTCTTCAAACTTTCGATATCCTGGCCGCTGTCCTTGCCCATGCGGAAAAGATCGGACCTGAGAAGAGCCACCTTGCCAGCGCCTTCGCCGGCAGTCTGGCCGATCTGGGTCAGGTCCTTGTCGAGTTGGGCTGACATGCGCATCTGCTGCAATGCGCCGACGGAAAGCCCCAGTCCTGCGAGCTTCCCGCCGACACTGCCAAGAGCGCCCTTCAGGGAGTCAAGCTCGCGCTTGGCTCCCTGGGTGAAACGGGAGACGGCGTTCTTCGACTCGCCCATCTCGCGCTTCAGGCCACTGGCATTGGCCAGTATTTGCAGGAACAGCTTCATGTCAGCCATTGCTCTTTTTCCTTACCATCTGTTTCCTGGGTTTCGGTTCGATGATCTCCTGATAGTTCAGGAGCAGGCTATCTCCCTCGCTCAGGGGCATATCGAGAGCTTCCACCCACGGGACGCCCAACTTAAGCAGGGCCAGCAGCTGCTTTCTGTGCGGCTTGTTGCTCTTTTCGAAACTCGGTCCTCCGCTGATCAAGGGTTACGATGGCATTGGCCAGCAGGTCTGAGTCCTCCCCCTCCAGATCGAGCACCATCTCGGGGGTCAACCTGTCAATCCCCTCCACCTTGAGCCTTTTGGAGATGACGGCTGCGTCGTAGTAAGCCGGGTCGGCAAACAGGTCCTTGTCGATGCTTGAATCGTTCGCCAACTCCAGCGCATGGCGGAAGGTGCGCTCGTGCAGGGTGAAGTCCCTGCCGCATCTACCTTCTGCGTCGATAATTCCGTATGCAAAAGTACCGGTTTGAACCATGGCTTACTCCTCCACCCTGTCGGCGCAGATGAAGTCGATAGTGCGCGTCGCTTCCTTCTCACCGTCGTATTTCGTGCTGCCAATGGTCGCGGTACTTACGCCTGTGTAGGTGGTCCGCCTGCCGTTTTCCTTGTCGATGACGAGGGTGCCGTCTTCGACATTGGCAAAGTCGAACTCCGGTTTGTTCTTCGGTACGACGTAGTCAACGGCCACGCCATAGCGAGCCTTGGTTTTGACCACACCGGTACCGCCCATCAGGTTGACCGGCTTGCGCAGGGCAATCTCTTTCTCTTCAATGCCGGAGAAGTCGGTGATCTTCTGACCGTTAATCTCCAGGCTGATTTCGGCGATGTATTCTTCCATCGGTTAAACCTCCGTTTAATGGTTATTAAAGCAGCAGATCGATGCGCCCGGCGAAGACGTGCAGACCGTTGACGACGTCGGCCGGGATCTTGGCGTCGAGGCGGTTCGGGTCCTGCTCGTCACGCTCGACGATGAGGCCGGAAAGGTTGGCGGCAACTTCCTCGATAATCTCCAGGCCTTCAAGCTTCATCAGCACATCGAGCAGTTCGCTGCGAACCTTCTTAGGGGTTCTACTGGAGAGCTTCTCGCGGGGGAAGCGCAAGGCGATGCGCTCGCGACAGGCCTTTCTCACGTAGTCCAGGGTGCGGATAGTGGTGAGGTCCAGGAGGCTGATATCGTCGATGTTGTTGGCGTCCTTCAGGTAGGTGGTGACGGCGCGCACGATCTGCACCACCTCCCCGGGGCCGACTTCAAGCGGCAGGGTGCCGTTGTTCAGACAGTTCTCCTGCTCGGTGCGGCTGAGGCGCTGCGTGACGTCGGGGGCGGCGATGCCGGTCAGGGCCAGGGTGTTGAGCGGCCGGGCCGGATCTTCCTCAAAGGCGATGATTGCTGCCAGGGCTGCAGCGACTTCGTAGCTGGGGCTTTTGGTCCCCCGCAGGAACGCGCCGGCGATGCGCCCGCTGTTGATAGATGCGGAGAGCGTGGTCGCGGTGGCGAGCGCCGAGTCGAGTGCGTAGATGCCGATGCCGGGGCGCTGCTCCATGGGACCGGATACGCTGTCCAGGTGGGTCTTCAGCGCGCCGATCGCGGTGGCGTCGACGTAGGGGATGGCGATGATGTCGTACTTCTCGGCGAAGACTTTGGCGTAGGCGGTGGCCGTGTCCGGGTCGGTGGCGCCGGTGGCCATGGCGACGACTGCGGAGGCGACGCCGGCGGCGGTGACTTCGGTGACCAAGTCGACCAGGTTGCCGATGGTCCCCTTGTGCTTGGCGGTCAGGGTGATGACGGCCTCGGCCACGGCGGCGGTGACGGGAAGGTCGGCGTATTTGTCGAGCTCGACCTTCAAAGCGGCGGCGATGGCGGTGGCTGCGGTTCCGGTGGCAATGGCAAGCTCGATGCGGCGGTTGCCGACGAAAAGGCGGATCACGCCGGGGCCGGTGGACGGGCCGGTGATGGTGATGGTGCCGGTGGCGGCTGCGCCGGCGCCGTTGTCGTCCAGGGCACAGACGGTCAGCTGCAGGTACGGGTTGGCCTTGATGGCGGCACGGCACATGAGGTGCGCGTTGGAGCCGTTGCCGAAGTAGGTGGCGGCCTCGGCGTCGCTGAAGACGTTGGTCGGGACCAGGGCGGCGACGGTGCCGGCGACCAGGCGCTGCGCGATGATGAGCATCTTCTGCAGGTTGGCCGGGAGCGTCCGGACGGCGAGTTTCGTGTTGAACTCGAAGTACTTGCCGGGCTTCCGGATGCTGCTGGGGATCGCGTCAAAGCTGATGTTTTTCGATGGCATTACTGGTCACCTCCGGTTTTCTTTTTGCCGAGTCGAGCTTCGACCAGAGAGCCGTCGTCCAGCAGGCGGCGGTAATAGGTAGTGTCCGGGACGTCGATCGGCTCGGTATCGGTGATGTAGGCCCGAGGGTTGGTCTCCATCGGGGTGCGGGTGCCGGGGGCTGATTGGACTAGCATGTGATCCTCCTGTTGAAATTGGTCATCTTGCCGTTTCACCCCTTTGGCAGATCCGGCAGGTCTATGATGTCGGTGGCGTCGGCTACGGCATCGCCTGGTTTGAGCAGATAGGAGAGGCCGACGGTTAGCAGGTCGGTGACTACTTCGTCGTCCTGTTTTTCTATTTCGAACGAGGTGGACATCTTGATCAGGTATCTGATCTTCCCCTCGGCATGGTCGTCTTCGTTGGTGACCTCGCGCCAGTTGACGGGCTGAAGGGCGGAGATCTCGAGATCAAGCTTTTGATCGAGCAGCAACTGGACTATGGCCTGGATCAGCGGGTTGATGCCTTTCCTGCGGGCTTCCTCGCTCTTGGGGTTTGCCAGGGTGACCAATAGGGAAAGGGTCACCTCTTGGCTCCAGCAGCGTTTACTGACCCGCCTGAAGCCTGCCTCCAGGCAGCCTGCGTCTACGGACGGGGACGGGCCGATGCCCTCGCCGGCCTTCTTGCCTCCTGTTTTCCGGATGCCGGCCAACCTGTCGACAATCCTCTCAACTGCTGCCTCTTCTATTGCGGTGATCATTTAAAAGCCCTTCAGTTTGTCGTCGGTGAAGATCTGCTGCCTTGAGGAGACCCGAAAACGGTTGCCTGACGGGGGGGCCGTGGAGGCTGCGGGGTCCTCGTTTCTCAGGCTGATCTTGCCGGTGAGTATCAGCTCTCTCAGCATCTTCACTGCGTTGTCGTACTGGCTCTGCCGGGTCTCCGGAATGGTTTCGGCGTACCGGCTGTAGACGTAGTAAATCGTCATCACGGTGGAAAGCCGTGTGACGACTCGCGGGACCGGCGCGAGGGGGAGCTCGTACCGGTCGGGGATGTAGCCGTCTATCTCGCTGTCGGCGGCCTCGATGCAGCCGTCGATCTTGTCCATGTCCACCACGCCCAATTCGGAGTCGTCGGTAAGCTCGATGAGGGTTTGCTCCGGAATTGCCACCTTGAGTTTCTCGTAATCGGTGTAGGCCATGGTGTCTCCTAAAAAGGAGGGCGGCGGACCGCCCCCCTTGCTTTCACTATTTAGACTTGCGCTACTGGCGCCTGATGCAGAAATCGACGGCCCTGGAGGCGGCTGAATAACCGTCAAACCGGAACGTGGAAAAGGCGCTGCCGCTGGCGTTGGTGACTTCGAAGGGACCGGCCCCTACTCCGACCTGTCGGCCGTCCAGGAACCATTTCCCCTTGACCGGTGCTCCGGTGGAGTCGGCGGCGTCCACGGCGATGCCGACGTACCCGGCGGTGGTGTAGCTCTTAAAGGTCCCCTTGGTGACGGTGACGGAGTCGCAGCGGCTCTTGGCCACTTCGGGTGCGATGCTCTTCAGGTTGGGCATCGGGTTCCGGGAGCGGTCATAGGGGATCTTCCCGGAGGCGAAAACGATGGAGCCGAAGCAGATCAGGATCGCGAGGGCGGCCAGCATGATTAATATGGTGAAACGATTTTTTAGCATACGCATTCTCCTATGCAGGTTCGGTTACACCCGCAGGATGCGGATGATGTCCCCGGCCGCGGCTGCCGCGTCCAGGGTATGGCCGTTGACGACGCCGGCGACGTGGGTGACGGCCTTGCCGTCGGCGTCGGAATCAACATCGGTGTCGGCGGCGATCGCGGCGGCGGCCTCGACGAGGAGGATGCCGCTGAAGTTGTAAGGGGCCTGGCGGTCGACGGCGGTGTCGGCTTCCACCACGCCCAGGGCCTTGGCGCCGGCGGCGCACTTGGCGCCGTCAAAGCCGACGAAACGGTGCACGACCAGGTCGGCGGTTTTGGCGGTGATGGAACCGGTTCCGGTTACGATCTGGGTTTTCACTTCTTACCTCCTTTTTCTGCCTTGCCTTTCGACTCGGTCTTTTCTTTTGGCGCCTCGGCCAGTTGCAGTTCCAGGCTGGCAACCGTCTCCCGCAGCGTTTTCAGCTCGGAGGTCAGCTCCTCAAGATCGCTCTCACGATTTGCCAGCTGAGAGTTGAGGCTGGTGATGGTGCTGTCGCGCTCTCCCAGCTGGAACTGGAGGCTGATGATGGTGGCGGCGCGCTCCCCAATCTCGGCGTAAGCAGCCTCGATCTTCGACTCCAACCCGGTGATCACCGTTTTGAGCTCATCACCTGCCTCTGCCTCGTCCCCGGCATCCAGCGGGTCAAGGAATTCCTCGAGCCTGGCTGCCTCCTCGGCATCGAGATCGATCTTCCTGCCGATGCGGTGAATCTTGCCATCCTTCCGGATGGCGGACTTCTTGACCACGTAGGTGGCCAGTTCCTTGTTACTCACGGGGCCTCCCTACTTGTTGGTGTTGGTGACCAGGTACCCGGCATCGGCGCCGACGATCTTGACGTCGAACAAGTCGGTGTTCCGGATCAGCTGGATCTTGCCGCCGTTGGTGACGTAGGTGTCGACCACGGGCTTGCTCTTCTTGCGGAAGGTGTATCCGAAGCTGGGCTCGTACATGGTGCGCTCTTTGCCCGTGGCCGCCGGCTGGTACCCCATCCACATCATGTCGCCCCAGATGTCATGCGGGGTGCCGTCGTCGTCGGTGTAGATCATCTCGCCGACCACGATCTCCTTCTCCAGGACTTCCTTGATGATCTCCAGGGTGACGACCTTGTTCTCGGTCAACTTGATGCGGTCCAGGAACATCGGGTGCTTCTTCCAGGACTTCAGGGTCGAGGCGCCGATGACGATGAGGTTGGCGCGCTTGGCGATCTGGCTGCGCAACGACTCGTCGCCATCCTGAACCACGCCGACCGGGTCGGAGCCGGGTTCGGAGAAGCAGTCGTCGCCGGCCAGGGCGAGCTTGTTGCCGGCGCCGTAGTTGTCAGGATTGCAGGTAAGGTCGGCCACGATCTTCTCGCGGCGCAGCATGATGCCGGCGACGACGAGGTTGGTGGCGTACTGCTGCAGGGGGAAGTTGGCTTCCTCTTCCTCGCGGTAGTCGATCGGGTACTCCAAGTCGTGCTCGGTCATGACGTATTTGTCCGAGGAGGGCTTCCCCGGGGTCATGCGGTTGGAGGCGCCGCGAATGGCGCGCTCGGTGGCGTAGAGGCGGAAGGCCTCTTTGCCGAAAGTCATGTACACCGAGCTTTCTAGAGTCAGGTTGCCGACTATGGGAAAGATGCGGTCGGCAATGGACTCGGCGTTGGTGTAGCCGCGGGCGAGCTGGGTAAGGACCGGGTCGACGACCCTGAGCCCGGAAAGCTGATCTGCAAACTGGTTTTTTCCCATGGGCTATTTCCCCCCCTTGTTGTTCATGACGATGCCGAGCGCCGTTTCGTAGCTGGTGCCGGCATGGGATTCCTGGTAGGCAAGCACCTCGTTGTGGAGCTCCAGGCGCTCCTGGTCGACCGGGCCGGAGAATTCCCCGGAACCCGCCGTGTTGACCTGGTGACGGACGCCGGCACGGTCACCGGTCGCGAACTCGCCCAGTTGGATGGTCTCCGGGAGGGCCTTGAGGCTCTCCTGATACATCTCCAGCTGGCTCTTCTCGGTCTTGCCCCCTTTGCCGTCGTCGAACTGCACCGCCGCCGCTTTTCTCAGGGTCATCATGTGATCGACGATCGCGGGGATGGTGGCGGGAGCTACCCGGGTGGGCAGGGTCTTGCAGAAATCCTCGAACTGCCTGCGGTCGGTGGCTTCCTCGGATTTGCCCAGCTGCTCGCGCAGACTGGTGACTTCCGAGCCGAGAGTTTTGTTGCTCTCCTCAAACTGTTTCAGCTGATCGCTGAAAGACTTGGTTGCCGTCGTCACTGCCTTGGTGACGATAGCTTCGACTTCCTCGATTTTCATCTCGTTCTTCTCCTTTTGGTTGTAGTCGGCTACTTCCATCCCCTCGACGGGCGAACGCATCATGGCGCAGGCCCGGCTGCAGGCGTAACAGATGGTGCACTTCGCGGGGTCGATGACGGCGCCCTTGTCCTGGACCATGCTGATGGCGCCGGTCGGGCAGCAGGACATGCAGACGTGGTCGGTGCAATCGGCACAGAATTTCGAGCGTTCTTTCGATCCGCTCATGAACTCCATAAATTTCTGAAACAGGCTTTTGCCGGTTTTGTCCCCGGGCTTTGTCATACGGTAGTCCTCCTCGAACTGAATGGTGACGAGGCCGTCGCCGTCGTCGTAGACATTTTCCATCCCGGGTACCGCCGGGCAGTTGTAGCCGAGAAACGCAAGGTGGTGGATACCACGGGCCGGATCCCAGGCGATGGAGCGGAACTTGACCAGGCCGCTCCTTACCCACTGTTCGAACTGCGGCTGCACCTGGGAGAGCTTGACCATCACCTTGTCGCCCTCGCGCCTGGCGGCGCTGATCCAGCCGAAAGCTGGGCCGCGCCCCTTGCGGTGCAACGGCTCGACGTGATCGACCCGCAGCGGAGCCATGTGAAAGGTCGGGTTGTACTTCGCGAGAAGGGCGTCGATTTTCTCCGGAGTCCAGTTGTCGGTGTTGCCGGCGCTGTCGGTCCAGCGGCCGCATTTGAAAGCCTCGATCCAGGCGCCTTCCATGCTTTCGTTTGAGCTGAGTGTCGCCACTAGCAGGGCCTCCTTATTCCGTCCATGTCACGCTCCTCTTTCAAGCGGTGCAGCTGCACCGTACAGCATGTTCCGCGCAGGATCATTTACGGCGCCGTAAATTGTCGGTGCCGGGTTTCCGGATAGTCTTTAAACCGCCTTTAAAATTCCCTGTAGGGCCTTTGCACCGTCCAGTTCGACCCTCTGCCGCCCCTAATCGGCTACAGGCTGAATTTGGGGCTCGCATCACCGCTTTCCTCCGACCACGTTGTCGAGGTGACGATAGGTGAGCTGCAGCACCATGCTGCGGTCGCGCTCGGCAAGGCGCATCCCGGCGCCATCGTTCATGGCGAGGTAGGCGCGGGCGGGGATCTTGACCTTCTTGCCACGGCCGGCCATGCCGCCACGCTGATGGATGGCGCCGTAGGGAACCGAGCCCCCGACGCCGATCCTGACGGAGTTCCTGTCGGCCTGGTAATGGACGTTCCGCCGCAGCGCACCCGACTCCACCAGGAGCCGCTTCCCCTGCAGGTACTCCCGCCCTTTTTTGGACAGCGTTCCTTTTTTCTTGAGCCGCTTGCCCCTGGCCAGCTTCAGCATCAGTGTGGTGCTGGAAAGCTTTTCCCAAGGGTTTCCTTCGGGGTCGCTCTCCCGGGAGAAGTTCTCCAGGACGCGGCGCTCGTAGCTCTGGCCGATCTCCTCCAGGAGGTGTTGCGGGTTGTCGCTGAACCGCTCCAGCGCACGGAAGGCTTGGACAACGGCGCGATCGTCGATGACACTGGAGATCAAGTTGCTCATGCCTTGCCCTTCCGGACCAGCCTGGTGATCTTGTTGCCGTCCAGGGTGGCCTGGTAGACGGCGCCGCCCTCCTCATACTGGAAGACGCGCCCTTTTCTCCCTACTGGCTTGCCGGCGTCCAGGATGGTCGGGATCATCTGGTAGTCCGCCAACTGCAGCTTTGCCTGCGCGGAAAGGACTTCCTGGTCCATCCAGACGGTCTGTCCTTCCAGCTGCAGGGTGGCTTGCCTCTGCTCCTCGAGGACGGCGACGGGGAACTGCCCCACGATCTTTCCTTCAAAGAAGCGACTGAAGGCAGGGCCGGCGACGTGCTCTTTCATCCAGGAGCGGCTGATGTCCCGGGGAAGCGTCTCGAACTTGTCCGCCAGCACCCGGTAGCTTCTCCCGGATGCCTGCCCGACGTTGTAGTCCCAACCTGGGTCGATGCCGTTGGGGACCTGGTGCACCTCACCGGTCCGCTTGTTCACCCACTGGTAACTCCCGTCTTTCGGCGCATCCCCCCTGCCGGACGCTTTGGCTCTTGCATGCTCGGCGCGCTCGGCCCTGCACATGCGGCAGTGGCACTTCCAGCCGTTGGGCGGGAAGTGGGTCTGAATCCAGGGATCGTCGATAGGGAGGGTGATGCCGTCCCAGGAGACATGAAGGGGTCGCGGGTTCTGCACGCCGTCGGCGTGGAGGTATCTGAGATACTCGGTCCCCGAAGTCTCGAACTGGTTCCAGCGCCCGGCCTGGTAGGCGGTGGTGATGTTGGTGTCCCAGATAAGTTCGCTTCTCCAGTTGCGGCCGCCGTTGTAGCTCCAGCCGTGACGCTTCACGATGTCATCGAACTGACCTCGGAACTCCTTGAGGTTCATGCCGCCGTCGATTGATTTCTGGACGGCGCCGCGCAGGTCGGCAACCAGTTCCGCCTTTGTTGCGCCGGCGGACATGAAGGCGCGGGCGTGCTGATCCTTCCAGATGTCGTCGTAGGTCGCAGCCGCTATGGACAGCTTGCCTTTGAAGAACTCGCTGGCTTCCTTGAAAGGCAGTTTGAAGGTGGCGTTAAACTCGTCCTGGTCCATCAATCACCGTTCTTTGCGTCGATGCGTCCGGCCATCATGGCGCGAACCATCTCTTCGGCCATGATGCCGGCAAGTGTCTCGGTGGCCATGCCGGGGTAGGCGTTGGCGATGGTGTCGCGCATCTCCTCCAAGGAGCTGCCATCGTCCATAAGTCTCCGGATCTTGCCGAGCCAGTCGGTGAGGGTCGGGTCGGCCGACGTCGCCAGGCGCTCGGCAAGCCTGGTCTCCGGGAGCTGCGCGATCTGGGCGGTGGAAAACGTGCTGCAATGCGGGCAACTGGAGAAGCTCTCTTGGGGCTTCTGTGCAGGTACCGGACTCTCGGTTGCCGCCTCGATGTCGCCGGCCTCAAGGTTGTAGGTGCGCTCGAAGTAGCCCTGGCTAAATTTCAGTCCGCTTTTGGCCAGCGCTCCGGAGAGCTTGTCGTCGCGCTCGGCGGGCTTCAGGTCGACGTCCTCTTCTTCCCAGAGGCTGAAGCGGGGAGCGTTGACTGCGGATCCCCAGTTCTCGATGCAGATGTAGTCGATGAGCTGGTTCATGGTCTCTTCGACCAGCGTCTTGTCGGCGTCGCGCAGATCCTTGCGGATCTCGATGGTGAGTTCCTTGCCGCCCAGCTCGCCGCTCACCGACTGGCCGGCGCCGGCGTGGCCGAGCCAGACGGTGGAGATGGCGCTGTTGGCTTCAGCGATGATGCCGCGGTACAGGTCCGCGGTGGCGCCCTTGCTGCCGCTTTCCTTCAGCTCGACGCTGCCGTCGTCGGGGATCACGGCGAGGCCATCCTGGACCATCTGTTCCAGGACGTCGAGCAGCTCGTCGACGTCGCCCTGGTCCGCGGTTCTGGGGAGCTTGCCGATGGGCCAGACCTGGCCGAATTTTTCGGAGAACTGGATCCAAAAACGCCAGCCGCCCCGCTTGAAGATGACGGGCCAGAAGCAACGGGAGTTGAGTCCCAGGCCGTAGGGATTGGCGTAGCTCGCCTCGTTGGTGGGGCAAAGGAAGCGCCGCGCGGGAAGCTCCTCTCCGGCCAGGGGGTTCTCCCGGGAGAGAAAGCGAAGCTCGTTGTCGCTGTTGAAGCCAAACCAGTGCTGGGGCTTGACGTGCATGGCGACGGGCGCGTTCAGTCCGCTGGCCAGTTTCTCCCAGACCGTCTCGATGGGGCTGTAGCCGAAGCCGCGGGCGTTGCGGATGATGCGCTCGATGATGGTGTTGAGCGGAAGGGCGGTGAAGATCTCCTTCACGGCCTTGGCCTGCCGAGACTTGGCGCTCTTGCCCTTGTCGATCTCCCAGTCGAGGGCAAGGGTGGCGTTGACGCGGTTGACTATGGAGCCGCCGACTCGGTCGTCGGTGATGAGGTCCTCGTAGACCCGGATGTCCCGGCCCTGGCTCTTCAGGACGGGGTCGGGGTTGGGGAGGTAGAGGTTGCCCAGGAGCACGTAATCAAGCGACCTGGAGCGAACGGCAAGCTCCTTTGAGACCGACTTATCCTGAAAGCGCATGAATGAGCCGTCCGACAGGTAGAGCCCGTTTTTACGCTGCATTGAAATACCCCTTTAAAAGTTTCTTGGCGCGACGCGTGCCGCGGGATTTGACACGGACCGGACCGGCGTCTTGCCGGCTGGCGAATACCATCATGCAGCTCGCGATCGCCGCGTCGCCGTGGCGAACGATGCCCGCGGCACGCTCACCGCTGCCGGTGAGGGTCTGTTTTTCCGGGATCTTGGGAACGCCACGCACCATCTTGACGGAGCGGTAATCGTCCATGTGCTCGTCCTGTTTGGGTACCTCGATGGTGCCGTCCTCGAAATGCGCCTTCCACTTGGGCATCTCCTCCCGGTACCAGGTCTCGGATAGCATGACCTGGGTGATGCGCATGGTGCCATATCGTTGCATGGCCCGCTCGGACAGGTACTGTCCGTTGCCGCGGCCATCAAAGGCGCCATGTACAAATTTCGGCAGCCGGTCCAGGATGTAGAAACAGATGAGCTCCTGTTCCCGGAAAGGTACGTTAAAAAGCTCAACCACGAAGGGAACGCGGAGGCGAAGGTTTTCCTGGATGGTGCCCGGGTAGAGCACGGTCAGGTTGGCACTTCTGGCAAAGTCCTCGCCAAAGCAGTGCTTGCGATCTTTAGGGAGCGAGTCCAACAGCGGCCGCAGGTGCTCGTGGCAGAAGTCGAGGGCGGCCTTGGAGCGGTCCTGGTCCGGCAGGGTGGCAAACTCGTTGCTGCAGGCCCACTTGATAACGGGCAGATCCTCCCTCATAGCCCGCTCGATCAGAACCCGGGTGAGGTAGACCCCGGTCCCCTGGCTGGGGATACAGAAGAGCTCCTCGTCGGCGTTGCCGCGATAGAAGTTGATGAGCTTCTGGCGCCAGTCGTCCTGGTCCTCCTGCGTCCATTCCTTGCCCCGCACCAGGCAGATGCGCTTATGAAGCCCCTCCTCGAGTGCGTCGTCCAGTGTGACCCGGTGCAGGGAGTACTCGAGGCGCCCGGCGCGGATCTCCTGGATGATCTCGTTAAACTCATTGGAGTCGCCGAAATGGGTGGAGATGATCCGGACCTGACCGCCCCACATGAGGAGCGCGATCGCGGCCTTGATGAGTCCGGCGAGGTTGTCATGGAACGCGGCCTCGTCGATGATGACCCGGCCCTGCTTACCACGCAGGTTGTTAGGCCGGGAGGAGAGAGCCGTGATCCTATTGCCGGATTCGAAGGTGATCCGGAACGCCAGTATCTTTTGCTCTTCGACGATGGTGCTGCCGTCGACCACCTTCGACTCGGTGAACACCTCCTCGGTCATCTCGATGGTGGCGATGAAATCGTTGAACTTGCGCGCCCACATGCCGGCATCCAGGATGAACTCCAGGGCCATCTCGCGGTTGTAACCGATGTACCAGACGTCGTCGCCGCTGGCGGCCGCGGCATAAAGAACGGCGTCGGCGGCCTCGGCCCAGGAGATGCCGACACGGCGGCTCTTCTCCATGATCTTCACCGCGCTCTGATCGGCGATCCACCTCTGCTGGTACGGAAGCAGCACCGGCGGTACCCGCAGGTCGCGCCGGGTCGGGATCGCCCAGGACGGGATGTTGCGCGCCTGCTGCGCTTCGCTGGTGGCTTGGAGCGTTGCCGGTGTCACTTGGAGAGCTCCACGCCCAGGATGTCGGCCCGGATCTGCTCGATCTGGGCGTCGGTGGCGCCCTTGATGGTCTTCAGCGTCTTCTCGACGGCGGTGGCGGCTTTGGAAAGCGCTTCATTTCGGATTTCGCGCTCCCGCTTCACGTTGATGGTGGCGCTCTGCTCCAGGCGCTGGGTGGCGAGGGCCAAGGCCTTGACCTGGTCGATGGTGCTGGCCAGGGTCTCGGGCTCGCTCAGGTCGGCGTCCTGGATCTTAAGGGTGAGGTCAAACGCCAGGGTCCGCAGGATCTCGTTGATCAACAGGCCCATCTGCCCCTGGGGCGCTGCGCCGACTTTGCTGATGAACATGTCGGCGACGTCGCGGCTCTGGCGCAGCTTCTCACCCACGTCGGCCATCTTCACGGCGTACCGGTTCACGCTGCTCTTCGTGACGCGATCGTCATGACCTTCGGCCTCGAGGAGGGCGTTGATCTGCGCTGTCACGTCCAGCTGGGTCATCCGGGGATCCTGGAGCAGCTGCTGCAACGTCGCCTTGATGTCGGCCGGGAGGGTGTCGATGGTGGACTTGGGGGGCATGGTCAGCTCCGGGGACTCGGGCGCTCGACGCCCGGGATCGTGGAGCGGCCGGTGGCAATGTCGGCGCCGCGGGTGGTAAGCGTGGCTATGTAGTAGCCGACGACCTCTTCGGTGCTGATCAGCCCCTGCTCGCGCAACCAGGAGAGCTCAGTTTTGATCCGGTCGCGGTTTACGTTGTGCCCGAACTTGTTCACCACGGTGTGCAGGATGGACTCGTTAAGCGAGTATCCCGGAGCCTCTTCCATGGCGCGCAGCAGGATGAGGCGTATATTGCTACTGATGAGAGTTTCCAGACTCATCACTTCCCTCCGTTCAGTTCGTTTTGGGTCAAGAGGTCGACCATGCGGTTGATCCCTTCGAGGCGACCGTCAATCTTGTCGACGCCTGCCTTGATGCCGTCCAGACGTGCGTTGATGTGCTTGTCGTTGTCTTCCATCCGGCCATGGTTGGAGCAAACTCCGGGGTTTTTGACGGCGGCTTCTATGGCTAAGAGCCGCTTCTCCACACCGTCCCACCGGGGGTCGGCGGGCGGGGTCTTGATGCTGGCGGCGATGCTCTTAATGCTGTCTTCGCTGGTCTTCAGCCGCTCTTCTATCGCGATGATGCGCTTCTTGGCATCGCTACGGCGACGGTCCCAATAGACGTAGCCGGCGATGCCCCAGGTAAGGATGAAGTTGGCGAGCGGCAGGTATGACATCCAGTACGGTAATTGGGAACTCAAGTGCTCCTCCGGGGGCGGTAGTTTTCAAAGTCGGTCTGGCATCCGACGCACCTGGTGCATCCGGGTGCAGCCATACGACGTTGTTCGGGTATGGGCTGGTAGCAATCCTCACAGCGGGTTGCGGAGTGGCCGTTGATCCGGTTGCGGTAATGGGCGGCTAGTGCGTCGGCAAGAAACACCTGGTCGAACTGTTGCGCCCGATCGATGTCGTCCATTTCATCACCAACGGTATTCTGTGCCGAGCTGGAGCCGGGCGTCTCCCCCGGTTTCCAGATTGGCGACGGCGCTGAAATAGACGTTCTTCACCCTGAGAAAATCCCACTTGCCGTAGACGTTGCCGATGTACTGCAGGCGCTGATCCAGGCCGTACCGGATGCCGACCGCGCCATCGTTGCGGAACTGGAACCAGGGGGCGGGCTTCTCCCGGACAGTGATGGTGGTGACGCCGGTTTCCATGTCGATGACACTCAGGGCCTCGACGCCGTTGCGGGATTCGGGGATGTCGGCTGTGCCGCTTACCTCAAGGTCGTGCTGTATGGTGCCCCCTAATTCGGGGGGGATCACCTCCCCCGCAGATGCCGGGCCGTCCTCGGCCTCTGCTCCTTCCAGATTCCCCCCCTGGAGCCAGGGGAGATCCATCGTTTCGGCCAACTTCGCCTTGTCCAGGACTACGATGCCGCGCTCGGGACACGGGACCAGGACCCGCTGCACATCCTTCACGGTCCGGAGCTCCGGGACACGTTTAAAGGTGGTGGTGTTGATGGTGCGGATCTCCGGCATGAGGTACTGCCACAGGGCGGCAAAGACAGCCAGGATCAGTAGCACCAGGAGGACGGTGCGGCGCAGATCGGTCTGCCGCCAGTCGGTGGTGAAGTAGTCGCCCCAGTTCATTTACGGCACCTCGGGCGGGGCAGGGGCGGGGGTGAGCAGCTCGGTTTTGCGGGCGCTCCCCTCGGAAGATCCGAAGTAGTAGCCGAAGACGTCTTTCACGATCGCGACAAGGGCTCCGATTAGGATCAGCAGGATGTCCTTGACGGAGACGGGGATATCGGGGGCGCTGATCAGGACGATGATGGCGGCAAAAAAGCCGATGATCGCGGCGATGGCCAGGAGAGGTTTGAGGTCAAATTTTCTTTTCATTGCTTCCTCCGGAGTGTGGGCCCCATCACCTGGGGGCTGGTTGTCATGCGCTGTGCGTGGCCATGATGCGGACGATGTTGTTGTACCGGCGGTTCACGTCGCCGGGCTCTTTCTGCCCCCAGGCGGTACTTAGCTTGATCTTCAGGATGTCCTGGGCGGTGACGGGACGGCCGAGCGCGGCCAGGGCGTTGGCCATCTTGCCGTTGGTGGACATGTAGAACTGATTGTGGTAGTCGGCGGCGTGGACGATGGCTTCGTCGTTGGCAAAGGTGATGCGCCGGGACTTGGCAACGGTCAGTACGTGGTCCAGACAGTAGGAGATCTGGGCGTCGTCGTACTTGTCGACGATGGCCATGTTGGCTTTGAGCTTGGCGGAGAGCCCGCCGCCGCGCTTTGCCTTAACATCTGCTATCTCGGCTTCGGTGAACCCGCACTCCTGGAGGCACTTGACGGCAGCGGAGTTGTGGCCCACGTCAAGCTGGCTGATGCCGAAGGAAAGGCCGCTGGCTTCGCTGGCGTTGCTGAAGCGGTAGATGGCGTTGGCGTTGCTGGAGAGTTCGTTGGCAAAGATGGCTTTGCGCAGGGTTTCGAGCAGACTCACGGGAACCTCATGTGTTTGGGAAACTAAGGGTGGCCGCCCCGAGGAAATGGCAGGAACCTCGGGGCGGCCGGGCAAAGGAGACAACAAATGACAGGGGGGACTCTACAGGAATGTGCGGGGGGTGTCTTTTACGGGGCCGTAAATAAAAAACCCCTCCGGAGGGGTCGGAGGGGCTTGAATGATAAGGGAATTTTCCTTTAATAGCTCATTACGGGCATTACGTCAATGGGAGATGTCAGAAGCCTGGCAGAAGGGGCTCTTCGCGGGCTTTCTTTTCTTTCTGTATCCGGCGGAAAATGTCGTAGATGACGGACTGGGAGACCTTGTGGTTGGTGACCACTTCGCCGATATTGCCGAAGCCGCGGAAGTCGGTCCAGATCTGGGAGTCGCGGATGACGCGGTCGACGGCGGAGCCTTTCGGAATGTAGAGCTGGGTCCTGGACCATTCCTCTTCAACTCGAACGGCGATGGCGGTGGCGAGATGGCAGGGGTGGGCGACGCGGGCGTTGGGATCGGTGAGGAGGATCCCCAGGGTGACGTCGCGCAACTCGCGGCCGCGCAGGGTGCGCAGCGGGTCGACCTGGGCCACGACTCCCGGGAGGGTTTCGCCATCTGCTTCGGGCAGGCTGGTTTCTGCCGGACCCCACCACCTGGGGATCAGGGTGCGGCCGCTCCAGTTCTTGCGGATCCACTCGGTAACGTGGAGGGCGATGTCCATGGCGGCCGGGTTGGCGTCGGACTTGATGATCACCTCCTCGATCTTGCTGTAGATGTCCCGGAGCGTCTCCGGGTAATGCTCGGCCAGTCTCATGTCACTTTGCTCCGCTTAGGTCCCAGCCTTCTTTCTGGGCCTTCTTTGTGAGGGCCGTGATGATCCGGTAGAGGTCCTCGGTTTTTACCCACTGCACCTTGTCGGCGAGGCGCATCTGTTTGGCGATCGCGTCGGCGTACTTCCAGCTGAGGTTGCCGATGGTGAGGAGCGCCTCTATCTTGCCGAGCTGGTCGCTCCTGGACTGCCCCGGTTTGTCCATGTTCTTGGGTCGGTGCGGGTAGCTCTTCTTGGTCCAAGTCTGTTTCGGCTTGCTCACTTCCTCGCCGGCCAGCTCCTGCAGGCGCTGGATCAGGGCGTAGCGCTCGGCGGGGGTGAGCTCCTTGGAGGAGTCGCAGCGGCTTTTGCTGACGTCGCTGATCAGATCGCGATAGTTGTCGTCGCTGTAGCCGGGCACAGTCTTTTCGACTTTGGTCTTGAGAGTGTGGATCCGGATGCGATCGCGGTTCCACTGCTCGGCTGGGGTCTGGTTTTTAAAGGTCTTTAAAGGCATGGTTAAACCTCATAAGTCCCGGCGTCGTCGAGTTCAGACTCGTACCTGACCAGAATGTGACCGCCGCCCTCTTTGGCGTAGCCATCGGTAAGCCTGAAGGCGCACGGAGTATCTTTTATCATCACGAACTTACCGAACCCTTCGACGAACCTGCACCAGCATTTAAGGTCAGTATCCCAGCGATCAGTCTCGTGATGAAACCCGCTCGCCACCGCGACGGCCAGCGCCTCCAGGTCGTTCAGCTCGTAAAAGTCTTTCTTCCAGTCGCCATCCACGAAGTAAGCCTTCGCCGCTTCGGGGTCCTCAAACTGAACGTCGATCTCCATTTCAAAAGTGATCCTGAGTGTCTTCATTTTGATCTCCTGTTATGCTGCGATCAGCCCGATCTTGCAGACCTCGAAGCCCCACCGCCGCGCTGTTTCGTCTTTATCCGCAAAGTCGCGGGCTTGCTGTTCGGTTTCAAAAAAGGCAACATCTGTCCATTTGTCCTCAAGCGGCCAAGCGCTCTCCTTGGATGCCGTGTAGACCATCACGAAATAGGGTTTTTTCACGCGACCTCCTGCTTGAAAATCTTTTTAAGTTGATACGCGAGCTTTCCGAGAGCGACCATAGCCTCGTGATATGCCTTCTGCTTGGACACGCCAAGACAGGCGCCTATCTCCTCATACGTGTAGTTAGGTTTTAGGTGCCGAGACATCTCTTCTCCAAGTCTGTGGTAGACCTCCCAAGATGGTCTCAATGCCATTAACCCCCTCCCTGATGTGCTCCGCGCACAGTTCGATTGTGTTATGCTGCTCAACTTTCATTCCGGCCTGCTAGACCTCGTAAGGAAAGGCATCATGCCTTTGCCGACTCGTAGCTGCTTCTTTACCTTGGGGACTGCCAAGCCGAAGTTGTTCTCCCGGGGTGGGTCGCGGTGGTACTTGCCTTTGCATCTGGAGTCGCAGTACTTCCGTTTCTCGAACTGGGCCGCGCTCTCGTATGGCTTCTGAACCAACCGGCTCCCGCAGGGGCACACACGCCGCACCATCATTCTCCTCCAGGAAGCCGCTTGCCGATCGAGGCCATGAACAGGCGGTCCTTCTCCAGCAACAAATCGACTGCGACTTTGCAGACTCCCGGTACCCGGCGCTCTCCACGCTCCCAGTCGACATAGGTGCGGTAGGGGGTGCAGAGCCTTTTCGCCATCTCCGCTCGGTTCATGCCAAGTTTCCTCCTGGCAGCTGCCAATTTGTTAGCGGTCATTTTCGCTCTCATTCTGTCGATTCTGTACGCCATGCGTACAAAAACCGGGTTTTGGTTCTTCTCTCGGGAAGAGCTCCCGGAGGTCGACCGGCATCGGCCAGGGCGGCTCTAGTCCCGGCATGGTCCTGGCCTCCCAGTCCACATGGTTTGCGCACTTTCCGCCGTTCGCCTCTATGGCATAGCGGCGGCTGGGCTCGATCGGCTCCAGGTGGTCCGGATGCCGACACCACTGCTTAGGGCCGAACCATCCGTGGTACTTGCACAGGTCGGGTGTGTAGCAGTACATCAGGCGACCTGTAGCAAGGGAAGAGCTTCAGCCGGGCGGCTATCTCTGATTCTGCGTATCTCGAGGATGAGCTCGTAGTGCTTGATTTTCAGGTCATGGTTCTCGGCCAGCAGCTGCTCGATCTGTTTCATGAGAGTGCCTGCGCTAGCCGCCTCATTTTCCCTTCCTTTAGAAAACATCCGTGCCCCCCTTTAAAATCAAATGTGCCTGCTCATTTTTATGCCTTGCGGCCATTATCTGGAGAATTTCGATTGTGATTGGATCAAGTACCGGCCCCCTGACCTGACCTGACCTGACCTGACCTGACCTGACCTGACCTGACCTGACCTGACCTGACCTGACCTGACTCAACGGACTCGGCTGGATCTAGGATGGGCTCGGTGGACGGAGCGGACGGCATGGGTTCCTCGCTCTCGAATGCGAAGGGGATCCCCGCCGCCTGCTTCGCCTCGTGCTTGGCAAGTTCGGAGCGGTTGTACAGCTGGCTTCTCCAGGGGCTTTCTGTGACTGGTGCCTCGGCGGCTTTCCCTGCATTGGCTTTGCGCCATGCTTGATAGTCCTTGCCGCACATACCGCGAATCAGGTACATGTCGGGGCGGTTGCAAACTGTGCAGGTCCCTATGGATTTGGACCGGGGCATAGGTTTTGCTGCTTCCTCAGCTACGCTGGCTATGGGATCGACGAAGCGCTTGCCGCAGGCTATGCATTTGCGCTCGAGCTGCTGCCCCAGGTAGGTGTGGACGTCTTCGGTTATGGTTCTGCCGCCGCACTTTGGACACTTCATGTTGACCCTCTCTGGCTGCATCATCAGACTCCGGCCGCCACGCCGGAATGACCGCGGAGTACACAATTTTATGTACTCCGCGGTTCGCAGTTACTTCCGAACCCGCTTCTTAATGCGCCGCTTCTTGCGGGGCTCCCCCTTTTTTTTGCCGCAGCCGGGGCATTCCCACCTCAATCCCTCCTGGTCCATCTTCGTCTTGCATGCGGGGCATTTCATTGAAAGGACCTCCGTGGTTTTTGCTCCAGTATGGCTTTGCAGCTGGAGCAGACGGTGAATTCCAGACCGGGGATGCCCCGGTCTGTTTTGATGTCAGTCGATCCGCATTTCGGGCATTTCATATGCCCCTCCTACAGCGCCGCTATGTCGAGCGGGATGGCGACGTAGGAGCCGCTCTCGGCGCGCTCGTAGAGCCGCAGGTACTGCTTGCTGCCGGTGACACGGAGGGCATCGTCCAAGGCCTTCATGGCCAGCTGCCAGTCTTCGTTGGGGAACTTGTAGCGCCTGATCTGCAGAAGCTTCCCGATGCTGATGCTCCCTTTGCCGTTGGTCGCAAGGAGTTCGTCGACCAGGATCTTCAGCTCGGGTCTGGCGCCGTCTTTCCAGATCTCCGCGCACTCCTGCAGCTTCTCCAGGCAGGACTGGAACTCGGGACCGACGCCGATGATCTCGTTGACCGCGATGAGGAGCTTGAACCTGCCGCTGAAGTCGAGCAGCTGCACGTTCCCCTTCTCGCCCCCCCGCTTCACCTTGTACTGCTCGTTGATGGTGCCGAGCAGGGCGTGTACGTCGCCGAAGGTGCTGACCTTGAAGTCTGCGATGGCTTCGCTGAGAGCCTTCCACTTGGCTGCGATCTCGTTGACCTGGTCGTCCATCAGCTTGTCCAGGTCCGAGATCAAGTGCTCGGGCACCAGGTGCCCCTTGCCGTTCTGGCGAAACCCTTCCGGTATTGCTGCTGCTTGTTGCATGTCTCTCTCCTCTAGTTGACTACCTTGATTAAAATGATGGCGACGCTGTAGCCACACAGCGCGCCCATCACCGTGGCCATGACCAGCACTGCAAAAACAAATCTCATGCTCATCCCGAAGCCCCCTAGCAGTTGCCCCACACCCTGAAGTTGACCACTTTGCGGTTTCTGGTCATCACCATCAGCTCGCCTCGCTTTTGCTCCATGACCCTGTCGATCTCCGCATTGTTCTCTGCATGGATGTCGCCCGGGTCTGTCGCCGCCGACGCGGCCGTGTTCGGCTTTGGCAGCGGCGGGGCGATAAAGCTGGTGTCTGCTTTAGCCCGCTCTCTGACGGCCCTCAATGCTGCCGTGACTACGCGATCCGGCGCGGCCGGCACTCCTCTTTTAAACCGCTTCAAAAACCGTTTAATCATCGCTTTTACCCCCCTTAAAAGTGCCCGCCCGTTTTGAAGAGCCGGCAGAAAGTGGCGGTGCAGATGCCACTGATGAGATTGGTGAAAACTGCCCGGCTCGATTGCAAGGCTCGGATCATGGTTTCCTCCTGCAGGCATGACAGGCGCGGAACATCCGGGCGTAGAATGAGTCGGTGGTGGGACCACGCTTCTTGTGTCCGGAACACTCGGCCAGGGTGATCTCCCCCAGTTCCGGGCAGGGTACCGTCTCGCCGCCCAGAACCAGGCGGATGCGGGTCTGTATGGTTTCGGGGGACGGGTAGGTTCCTTTGCGAAATTGGGATACGGCGCTGTCGGAGACCTCCAGCATGCGCGCCACTTGGGCGGCTCCGCCCTTGCCCCGCTTGTCGTTGCGCTCGGCGATGGCCTGTTCCAGGAGCGCCAGCAAATCGACTGCCGTCACTCGTCACCCCCAGCGTCGACCCCCTCGGTCCAGGCCACCTGCTTGGTATTCGGGTCGTAGACCTGCCGTACGCGCTGGATCTGCGGAGGCTTTGGGCCGGTCCATTTGAGGCCCACCAGCCTGTATCTCGCCTGGGCCGTGGGGGAACTGATACGGGTCCGCACCAGGTACCCGGCGGCATGCAGGTAGTAGACGTAGTGCTTTGCGTCGCTTTCGGTGACCTTGCAGAGGTCGGTGGAGGCGTTGAACGCCAGATCCCGGGAGGAGAAGTCGCGCAGTACCCGGATGGTGTTCCACATCTGCAACCGCCCCTGGCCCTGGGTCACTTCGGTGCCGTCCTTGCGCACCCTGGGGGCGTCGACGCCGATATCCCGGACCAGGAGATAAAGTGTCGGAGTGAATCCCCCGTTTGCGTGCGTGACCTTCAGGTACCCGGCATTTACCAGACCGGTCAGATAGGTATTGACGGTGTCACGTCCCAGATGGGTCTCCTGCTGGATGGAGCGGAGCGTTAACTCACCTTTGACCTCTCTGATAAGCGCCCAGATCGCGTCGCGGCTCTCGTCGGTGCGCAGCTTGTTTACCGGTTTGCGGCTCATTTACTCCTCCGATCCCGCACCGGCGCGGCGCCGGTGTAAAGGGGGCGGTTGCCCCAGGTGGTGAGATCGATGCTGGAGAGCCCGAGCTTCAAGGCTTCTTCCTGGACCAGCTCCAAGTTGGTACAGATGCGCCGGGCGCTGCCGCCGGACTGTCCGTGAATGTGGGTCAGGAGGTCATGCTCTACGGTGACGCGCTGGCAGTAGAAGTCGGCCAGTGTCTCGGCATCGTAGAGGTCCAGGGCTTGGGCGGGGGTCCAGTCGAGCACCCGGCTGTGCACGCGCTCCCATTTTTCGAGCGCGGTCGGCAGGTTCTCCTCGCCGATCAGCATCAGGGCGCACTGGGATCCGTCATAGATGTCGCGGATGACTTCGACGGACTTCTTTGCCACCACATGGTCCATCTCGTCGATGATCAGCGGGCGGCGGGAGAGCTGCAGCTGGGCACAGACCTGGTCCAGCATCTCCGGCATGGTGGCTGCCGGCGGTATGCCCATGAGCTTGAGGATTTCGACGAAGACCGTCTTCCTGGTCCAGACCGACTTGCACTCGATGCGGTAGGCGTTGTAGCGGTTCATCAGGAAACAGGCGGCCGAGGTTTTGCCCAGGCCGGCCCGGCCGTAGAAGACGCCGATGCGTGGGAGGTGGGAAGGGGCGTTGATCAGCCGCTCCATGCTGGTGGCCGCGAGGCCGACGTTGCCGAGGGCTGCTACCGCCCCCTTGACTGCTGGTACGTTCTGTGACATGATTTCTCCGCCTGTTTAGTAGTGCTTCAACTCAAGGCCGGCGCCGCGAACGCCGGCCTTGTCTATTTGGCGATGGCGCCCAACTCTTCCTCCATACCCGCGTAGGCCCTGCACTCGGCGCTCTGCCCGAAATTCCTGTAAAACTGGTACTCCGTTTCGTCGATGATCTGGCCCTCGGACAGGGCCGTCTTCAACCGCTTCCACCGCCTGTACTGGGACCGCACCGACTCGACCTGGATGCTGGCCACGTTGCTCGCCTGGGACCGCTCCATGTCAGCCTTCAGCCGTTCCTTGGCTGCGGTCACGTCCGGTGCCGGCTCCGGCTTGATGGTCAACCTCCTTTCCAGGGCGGCCGCCGCTTCCATGGCTGCAGAAAGGCCGGGGGTGATGTGTTCCACGCTCCGTTGGGGCAGGTGGGTGACGTTCCCCTTGGCGATCGCCGCCTTCTTCTCACGGTGGGCCAGGACTGCGGAAACGATGTCGACCCCCTTGATAGCCTTCTTCGCTTCCCGGGCGTGCCGCGCCATCTCCTTCTTGTGCTCGTTGTGCAGCTCCCGGGTCGCGACCGCCACCTCTGCGCGGCTTATGTCAACGCGGTCGGGATCCTCGGCGATGCAGAGGAACTCCCAGGCATCGAATTCGTTCTTGACGTGGACGATGATGCGGCCCAGGCTGACCGGCTCGGCGAAGGCCCGGCAGTACTCCCCGACGTGCCGTCCCAGGGCCGGGTGGATGTAGAAGCCGCCGTTGACGCGGATCCCTTTCTTGCCGATGATCGGCAGCCGACCGCCGGGGCGCACCGCCTCGCACAACAGCATGTCCAGGGCGCGCTCGTCGGAGATACGGCGGATAGGATGCGGCCACTGCTCCATGACCTGGTTGGGGGTCTTGCCGAGGCTGGAGTGGACCGTGTTGTGGTAGCTCTCGCACCAGCGATCGCAAAAGGCCTGCAGCTCCTCTGAGGTCATCGCGATCTCTATGACCTCATCCTTGTTCTTAAGGCGCTTGGCGAAGCTCTTGCGGGCCTCGATAGCCTGGCGCTCCGAGACGCTGTGGCCGCAATAGCCGGGCAGGAGCTCTATCAGGTCGTGACTCAGGGTTTGGAAGCCGCGCTCGATATGGGGTTTTTCGTCGCCGCTGTAGGGGTTGCAGATGTGCTGGTTGATCTCCAGGTCGGAGAGGATCCGCTCGAAGTGCTCGGTCAGGTAAGGAGCGCCCTGGTCAGTGACGATAGTGCCGCCGGCGGCGGGTACGCCCCAGTCCAGGATCGCCCGGCGAACCGCGAAGGCGTTGTCCCGTGCGCGCTCGGTCTTGTTGACGTAGAACTTCAGGCGGCGGGGCCCCACGTCGGCGAGGCCGATGATTTTGTGCCTACCATCTGTCAGCAGCAGGTCGGCAGGGGTGGCGTCGATTTCCCACTTCTGGTTCGGACCGTCGATACCCTCAGAGCGAGATCCGAAGGCAGGCTGGAAGCGATTCTTGTAATCGTCTGGGTTGATTGCGAGGGCATACTCCTGCTTGTTTTGCGCCTTCCATTTGTCCATGTAGCGCTTCACCGACTTGTCGCTGACATCTATCGCATCGGGGAGGATGGCGCGGAGCGACTCGTTGCACGCCTTCTCCTTGATGTGCGGATACTTGAGGATCAGGGAGACGATGGCATCGGCCAGGGGAGCTCTAACCTCGCCTCCCGGGAGGATGGTGCGGTTCCAGGTTTCAATCTTGCTCTGGTCCTTACGGTTGCCGTAGCAGTCGACCAGGCCCATCATGCCGAGGTCGTGCTCGTCCTTGATCCAACTGCGCAGGGTGGCGGGGTGGACGCTGGGGATCGCGGCGCGCACCCAGGGGGCGACGTCGATTTGGTTCAGGTCGTATTCGTGGCAGAAGGTATTCTGGCCTGCTGTTTTAGCCAGTTGGTGGGTGGTTATGTAGTGGTTGCAGGATTTGATTACCGCGAGCTTGGCTTTAGCCGCTTTTTGCTGCCACGCCGGGAGGCGGTTGAATCTGGCAAGGGATTCGGCGCGGGCCTCGAGGCGGTTGCGCTCGGCCTTGTCGGCGGTGAGCCGAATCTTGGCGCCGCGTGCGGCGGCGGCGGCCGCGACAGCCGGGGCCGGATCATAGCCGACCTTGGTGTTCTGGGTGGCTAGGGCCTTGCGTGTCTCGGCCGGGAGGGAGGCGATGGAGTACTCAAGGAACTTGCTGTCGCTGCCGTCCTTTTTTTTGGTTGGGCGAGACTCGATTTCTCCGCGCTCGCCTTGATCAATCACACCTTTGATTGACTTTGGCATACCCGGTAGTCCGGCCAGTTCTTTCGCGGTGCAGTGGGTTTTAGGTGTCATCAGGTGCCCCTCGTTGATCTCATTACAACTGCAGCTAATCCTACTTCTTGCCTTCCAGCTCCTGCAGGAACATCAGCCGCTTTTTCTTCTCTGCCTGCAGTCCCTTCGTCTGTTCGTCCAGCTTCTGGATTTCGGCTCTCAACGCATCCGGCCCCGGCAGGGTAAATACCCCGGCCCCCTCGGCTAGCAGCCGTATCAGCTCGATGTCTCCTGTCGCTCGGCAGAAGGCGGAATAGAAACGGCCTGGCATGTCGTGGGGGTGGCTGTCGGAGGTCCAGTTGTTGATCATGGCGACGGTGATGCGCTCGCCGGTCAGCTCGGCCATCTCGTCCGCGATGGTCTCCCGGGACTTGGGTGCTTTGCGAATGCCGCCCTTAATCGCTGAACTGATCTGAGCGACCATATTCAGGCGGCCGGCACGGTTGAGCTGACGCTCCTCCTGTTCCTGACGCAGCAGGTCCAGGAGGCTCAATTGGTCGGGATCTGTGACTAAACTTTTTTTGTTCTTTGTCATTGAATGGCCGTTAATTTTGGTCTATATTCCCGGACATCGTTCAGCGATAAAAGTATCGCTAGACGGTTTTGCCCCAAACCTTCTCGTAGGGCATCTTTAGCTCTTTGGCCACGGCTTCCCTGACCCTGCGAGATTGGAACAAGCCGCCGATCGTGCCGGACACGCACCCCGGAGATACGCCCAGGGACTCCGCTATGTCCTTCTGTTTGATGCCCTTCTCAATCAGGAGGGCCTTAACTTTGCGGTTCATATTTGACCTCTGGAGGTGTTTATGGAAACGGTTGAAGAACGGTTTAAAGAACTGTCTAAGTCCATGGGAGCCAGCTATAAACGGATGGCTGACCAAATTGCCGACCGTACCCTTGGGGAACACGTCATGGAACTTCTACGCGCAGATGGCGACATCTCAATGGCTGGTCTACGCCAGGCGTTACTCTGCTCCATTGAGAAATCAGATTCAGCCTGCGGCAAAGCTGATCCAGAACTAGATCAGCAGCGTCTCAATGCTGAGGCCGCGCTCAAGGTTTTGGAGCAGCTCCTTGCCTCTCGCGCTTCATGACAAATTCACCTGCGTACTGAAGCAAGCCAAACCACTCCCAGTCCTCAAGGGGATGTTCGGATACAAACCTTTGGAATAAGGTTTCGAAATTGAGGTCAGTGGATATCTGTGAAGAGCCGGTTTTGACTTCTTCCAGAACCTTATGAAAAAACTCATCCACTGGATTCATACCGGGCCTCCATGATTGCTTGAAGCCGCCTTGACTAGATCGCGGAAGTCCTCGCACATGGTCAGCTTGTGGCCGATAGGATCGCGGAACTCGTACCACTCGAACAGAGCAATCAGCTCCGATTCGCTCATGTCCTTGATCTGCTTTTGCTCGGAGGTAACCAATGGAACTGCAACGTGTGACATCTTCAAATCTCCATTCAGTAGGGTACGACTCAATGACCATGGCCATGGAAATCAGGTTTCACAGCGGCGGTGTTTATCGCTACTCAGGTGTCCCGCAAGACCGTTATCTGGGGCTGATGGGTGCCGGTTCCAAAGGGGGCTACTTCGCCAGCTTCATCAAGGACCGGTACCCCACCCGCAAGGTGGGCTGATCACCCTCTTTTTTTTGTTTTTACGGCTTAAGATGTTTTGCATCTGAGACCGAAAATACAGAACGTTTGTTCAGGTGTCAAGCACATTCGTGCAGGTAAAAGTTGCGGCATCTGACTATTCATGCTTCAGCACTGTCTTTCTATACTATTTCAATAGTTTACAAAACTTTTACCTGGTAAAAGTTTTCAAGAGGGAGAGGTAAAAGTTTGATGGCCGAAGATTTACCTGAACAAACGTTCCAGGTCAGAATGAAAGTGCTGGTAGATCAGGTTGGAGGCGTGGAGAAACTGGCCAAGCTGGCTAACATGTCGTCCAGGGTAATCAGCAAGTATCTGGCAGGTGATTCAGATCCTTCACGGGAGCGCCTGGTTGCGCTAGCTAAAGCCGGTGATGTAAGCACGGCCTGGCTCGCAGCGGGCGAAGGCCCGATGAGACGGGGGGCGGAGAGCGAACCAGCTGCTCCCTCGTTCGTCCAGGATCGCCATTTCCAGGACGGAGAGGAAGACTTCGTACTGATCCCACGTTATGAAGTGGCGGCCTCTGCAGGCGGTGGCGCTGTGATCCACAGCGAGCAGATCGTGGACTACCTGAGCTTCAAGACCGACTGGATACGCAACGGCCTAGGCCTTTCGGAGAAGCAGCTCGCGCTGATCAACGTCAAGGGCGACAGCATGGAGCCCACTCTCAGCAACGAAGACCTGATCCTGGTCGACCTGCGCACCCGAGGGGTAGAAGACAACTCCGTCTATGTATTACAGTTCAATGGAGTTTTACTTGTGAAGCGCCTGCAGAGGAAGTTCGATGGCAGCGTAGTTGTGATCAGCGACAACACGATCTACGCGCCGGAGACGATCAGTAAGGACATGGTAGAAGCGTTAAACGTGGTAGGAAGGGTCGTATGGTGTGGCAGGAGGATGTAAAAATACATCAGGCATTAAGAGGAGGTACAAATGGCTAGCGGAGCCGAGTGGGCTATGGAGAAGTGGCAGGCGTTTGTTTTGGCGATACTTTTTCTAATTGCTATTTTCTTTGTTCCACCCCAGATAGTATGGGCTACAGTTTTGATATCTTCTCTTTGGGCCTCGTTCGATGCGGGTAAGATCGGTGCTAAAAACTACCAGTCAGGGGCTTCTCCAGCCACTATCTTTATAGCGTGTCTGTTGTTATGGATTGCTGTTTTCCCTTGGTACTTATACTTTAGGAGCCATGCCAAGGCTGGCTTGTTAAAGAAGAAAGCTGTCACCACCGATGCAATGCCGGTTTTTGTTGATGCAGCGCCAGATAGAGATACTTTGAATAGGTAA